CTGTGCTGCGGACGGCCGGGGCGACAACGGTACGGGGTTTGGTTCGTACTGGTTCAGCCTTTGAAACGACTTCTTCCTCTTGTGCATCCTCGAAATTTTCGGGGAAGCGTTTGCGCATTGTCTTGTCCAATGTCGCGTAATACTCGTCAGAACCAATCTCGACACCAGTGCGCTTGAGCTTTTCGTGTAGGCCCAAGGCAGATGCTGTCATTTCCTCGTCTTGACCGAACCAAGTATTGCGCTCTTGCCACGCCATAGCTTTGTTGTCAGGCTTTGGAACAGATTGAGTCTGCTCATGTTGAGTTTGTACCTCAAATTTCTCTTCTTGTAAAGCAGTGGGTCTGAAGTTTTTTGCCTGCATCACGCGCAGGTTAGCCTCTTGCATGCGCTGCTGGGCATCGACTACAGCGTCAGTATCGCCAATTTCATAGGCTTTTTTGTAGTCTTGCTTGGCCATTTCGAGTGCCATTTCAGCTGATGTCTTCAGCGTCTCGGCATACTCTTTCTCGCCTGTAGAGTACATCTGCTTGATGCGTTTATTCTCTTCAGCCACTCGCTTTGCAAAGGCAATAGCCTCTTGCTGGTCACGCAGCGCGCGCTCTTTCTCACGACGCTCGTCGTGATAGACCTTCTTCATTTGCTTGAGCTTTTCTTTGACCTTATCGTCATAGTCCTCAAGTTCGTCGGCGTCTAGCTTTTCGACGATTTCCTTGGGCATTGGCTCTTTGTTGCGATCTTCCGGAGGGGTGTCGTCCTCGATTTCAATCTCAACTTCGTTTTTGGTGTCTTCGCCTTCTAGGCCAAGCTCATCTGGGAATTTAAATTCTGCCATGGTGTGCTCCTTACGATGCGCGAGTAATACCGCGTGGGTCTTCAACTGTCGCTTCGACCGAATCATCATTCAAGATTCGGAACTCACGACCGTGAATCTTCATGCGAGTGCCTGAGTTTGGACGGACGATGATGAAATCGCCTTCCTTGCAAGATGGTCCGCTTGGGAAGCGAGCCTTGTCTGCGTAGGCGTCTGGGCCGAGCTTGACCACAAACAATACGGGCGTCAGCACTTCTTCGTAGTGCATCGTTTGGCTAGACTTAATCAACGAGCTTTCTGCATACTCTTCCATCGCTTCTGGCACGACACAGAGAATGTGAAACGTTTTTGGGTCTGGCAATTGCTTTGCCTTTTGGTCCGTGTTCTGGTTGAGAATACCGGACAGGTCAACCGCTTGAAGGTTGAATTGGTTAGTCATCTGAACTTTCCATTTGTTGTTGCAAGTCTAATATGTATCCCTTTGCGACCAGCAGACCCTTAATCTCGCCGCAAGTTCCTTTGTACTCCTCAAAGCTTGAAGCCCGGCCTAAGCTGAGCCCTTCTCGGAGATACGAAGCCTGTTCATCTAGTTGTTTGACTAGAAGTTCCAATGCTGTCATTCGCTACCTTTTGTCGGTTGCTTGTTTGGGAATGCGTGCTTGAGGCCGTCGGCCAACAGTGCAGCTTTGTGTTTGGCAACGTCTGTACCAATTCTCAAGCCTTCTGCCTCTTGCTCCGCGCTTACTCGGATTTTATCGGCTTGCGCCTTGGCTCCGACTTGCATACCAGCAATACGTTCTTGGGCGGCAATGCGCTCCATTTCGATTTGCTGTTGGTTCTCTTTGGCACCAGCGTCCACCACAAGCTTGCGCTCCTTGATTTCCACCTCTTTTGCCTTGAGTGCCAGCTCTTGTTGCTGCATCTGAATGATGGGGTCTTGAGCCTGCTGTTGAGCCTGCTGTTGAGCAACCTGAGCTTGGTTCGACTGAAGCAGCTGTTGAGCAGCTTGAGCCAATAGTGGTGACAAACGAGCTTCCACCTCTGGAGACATGTGGACCTCTTCACCAGACTCGTCGTACTGAGCTGGCAATGCGATGCCGAGCTGCTGTTCCATCTGCTTGCGGTACTCGAAGCCCAAGTGCTCGTTGATGTGGGCCATCATGGCTGCCTGCAACTGCTGCGCCATTGGGTTGCCCTGCATGAGCTGCTGAATCTTTGGGTCTTTCATCGCGGCCATGTGCACAGTGATGTGCGCTTGGTGGTCTTGATGCAAGAATGCCTTGACCGGCTTCATTCTCAGCAAGTTTTGGTTCTCGCTGATTGGGTCTGTTGGCTTTTGATCTTCTTCCATGGGGATGAGCTTGTTGGCATTCTTGATGCCGAGCACATCCAACATCTGACGATGCAACAAAGGCATGTTGTACATCTGAGGAGCCGACTGCGCCAGCTGCAACACAGCTTGGTACTGCACAATCTTCTGCGCCATGGTGGCAGCATTGGGGTCGCTGACAGGAATCACGTCCACGTTGTCATAGTCTGACTTCTTGGCTCGGCGGCTGCCTTCTGTTGGGTCGTAGTCGTAGTCTTCAGGCGTGTAGTCAGCGATGATGACCTTCAACAGCTTCAGCTCTTGCTTCATTGAGAAGTGCACGCGGGCTTGAACAGCCGACATCACCTTCAATGTGCGCTCCAAGATGGCCAATGTCGTGCCCACTGGGCTGTTTGCCGACATATCACTGATTTGCATGTCAGCAACGTTGGCAAAACGACGGCCGTCTTCCACGATTTGGTTCAACAGGGCCAGCAATGTCTGGCTTGGCTCCTTGTACGGCAAGGTCATCAAGTTGTCTTTGATGGTGCCGCTTGGAACGTCCACGTCACGGAACTCGCCGGGCGCAATCGGTGTGTCGTCGCCCTTGACGCGCATGCCGCGCGCTTTGAAGCCGCCGGGCAAGTTGCTCAACGTACCGGCATCAACCAGCTGACGAATCAGTGATGTGCCTGACTTGGCAAACGCGCCTACGAGGTGGACGAGACCGAAACAGTAGAAGCCGAAGCCGGGAATGTAACCGTAATGGACAAAGTGCTGGCGCTTTTTGTAGGTTTGGTCATCTGGTTCCCAGTTGCGTCGGATAGCCAGAACTTCGCCACTTGATTTGTCGATAGTGACAATGTAAGGGATGGCGATTCCTGTTGGCTCGCCGTCTTCGTCTTTGTGCTCATAGCCTTCGAGGTCCAAGTCAACGCAGATTTCAAGAATCTTGAAGCGGTCATCCATGGTTGCACGGAAACCCATGCGCTCGGCAATCTTTTTCTCGACTTCATCCAGTGTGTTCTCTGGTTCGCCAAGGTCAACGTCACGCCAGAAGCCTGCAACCTGCAATTGACGGACTTGATTCTCCGTTTTGCGCATCACATGGCTGATACGTGGGGCCGTTTGCAAATCTGAAGCGCCATAGGGCACGACCAAATCTTCTGCGGGCACGAAAATGGATGTCTGTCGGTTCAACTGAGGGTCAAAGTAGACCTTCTTGAACGCGTTGCCAGACAAGCCCAAGCCCCACAGCATGCGCTCATGCTCAGGACGGTATTCGTTCATCACGTCAGTGAGCTGGTAGTTCATGTCCTCTTGAACACGAGTAGCAGCTGCTTTTTTCTCTGGCGTTTCTTTGCCGATGATTTGTGTTTTGACTGGGCCGGCTGCTGGGAATGTGGCCTGCATTGTCTCGGCTTGGAATTTCACCAAAGCCTCGGACATCAGTGGGTGATAAACACCGCATGCGCCTTCCCATGGCTCGGAGCGCTCTTCAATCTTGAGGCCCAACAGCTCTAGGCCGTCCACATAGGTTTGAATCCAATCTTTGCGCGAGGCAAGGTCTTCTTCAAAGTCAGAAATCAGGTCTGAGGCCAGCGTGACCAAGACGCTTTCTGGCAAATACTCAGCAAGGTTTGCATCAAAGTCTTCATCTGAAGGTTCTGCTGACTCCATGTCGATTTCCAAACCGTCCATGTTGATGTGCACAGCTTCTGGGTCTTCGATTTCAATCTCTAGGCCCGGCGTTTCGTTGAAAGCCGCTAGTTCTTCGAGACCTTTTGGAGCCTCGTACAAACCTTTATCCATTGCCATATTTGTTCCTATCAGTAATAAGCCCGCGAGCGTCTAAAACCAGCGATGTCTTCACGTTCATCAGATTCTAGTCTTAAAAATCCGCCTTGTCGAAACCTAGTTACTGCCATCACGGCCGTATCCACTAAGTCATCGTGTGCCGCGTTCGGAAACGCCGCCATTTGTTCAATCATTTCCTGCGCCCATCGAGTCTCTGGCGCCCAAACTTTGCCACCCTGAAAAATCGGTGCGATTACGTTCAATCGACTGATCTTGTCGTTGGACTGGCCAGCCTTGCCGCGCGTCGGTGTGTACGACCGAATGAACATTCCACCTTGCTTGTTCAATTCTTGAATCAGCGGAGCGCCAGAAGCCTTTGCTTCAATGATGCAGTCGTCCGGCTGCCACTCTTCATAGTGCGACCGAGCTTTTTCCTTCAGCTCTGGAAACTCCATGCGCTTTTGAAAGCAGTCCAGCAAAATGATGTTGGGCTGGGTAGTGTCGTCGTTCAAATAGAACACGCCCCAAGTCGAGCAGGCCGAATAGTCAGACCGGTCGTTCTTGGTAAAGGCCGTATCCCACGCCTGAATGATGAAGTCGCAAGATGGCGGCTCGTCTTTTTTCCACGTTTGCCACCAGTCACGCTTGATGATCGCACCCTCTTCACCGGTTGGCGCCTGTTGGTACTGGGCATTCCACTTGCTGGGCGGCAATTCCTCGCGCAGCGCTTCCAGCAGCTCCAAAGACCAGAACTCTGGCCACAATGGATTGCCAGATGGCATGATTGCAGGCAATTCCACCACGTCCCACTCGTCAATCTTGCCCCGTTCGGCAGCATCTTTCAGCGCGCGGCCAATCAAATCCCTCTCAGACCAGCGTGTGGCGATGATGATGATCGCGCCGTTAGGTTGCAGACGCTGACGTGGGCCGGATGTGTACCATTCATACGAGCGGTCGTACACGGATGGGTCATGGGCAGCCAAGGCCGCTTCGCCTTCAGTGTGTGGGTCGTCAATAATCACGATGTCGGCGCCTCGACCAGTCATCGTACCGCCCACACCAATCGCAAAATACTCACCATCGTGGTTAGTTGACCATCGGCCGGCCGCTTTTGAGTCCTGTCGCAGATTCACGTCAGGAAAAATCTCGGCATATTGCTCAGACATCACCAAGTTACGCACTTTACGGCCAAAGCCCACGGCCAATTCGCCAGTGTTGGACGCCTGCATCACCTTTTTGCCGGGAAATTTACCCAAAAACCACGAGGGAAAGAGGTACGACCCGAACTCCGACTTGGTGTGCCGTGGTGGAAGCGAGATTGCCAGCCGCTTAATCTTGCCAGCCGCCACGTCCTCGAACTTCTTGGCCAGCAAAGCATGGTGCCGTCCATGGATGAAGCCCGGCCACATCTTCTTGACGTAGGCCATAAAGCTGTCTTGACACTTTTCCCGCTCCAACGCCTTACGGTAGTTCTCCACGTCCGCCATAAGCTGCTCTTGCTCACTTGGCGCCAACGTACTCATCAGCTTGTCGAGCTCGCTTAACTCCTGCGGAGCCGGATTTTTATTTTTTTTGGTCATTTTCCGCATGGCCCCATGGCTGCGAGGAAGTCATCATCCGTTAGAGACACGCGCCTTTTCAAGAAACCGCCGGGGTAGCTCATAAGCGACTCTGCATCTTCGTGCATGCTTGCATAAGAAGACATCTGAGCAAACGCCTCTTTGCGGCCTTCCATCTTTGCCCTCCAAATTAAGGCATCAAGGTTTTCTTTGCGAGCGTGCCAAACAAAGTCAGACGCATCTTTAAGCTTGGCCCACTTAATCATTTCTTCGTTTGTCATTCGAGATTCCGAAAGTTGATATACACCGGCCTCACCGTCCGCCCACACCCATCAATCTTCTTGAACACACCCAGCTCCACCAGCCGATCAACCAACCTCATCGTGTTCCCCAACCCCATCTTCCCACGCTGGTTCGCAATATCCCGAAGACTTGGACTAAACCCATACCTCTTCCACCACTCGTCCACAATCAAAAACACCTCCCTCTGCGCTGGGCTCATCTCCATCTCCTTACATTGCTCCTCAGTCCGGTCCCTCTTCTTGGCCGTCATCCTGTGGTTTATCTCGATTTTTTTTGCCATATCGTCGAACACAATTTCTTGGGTTCCCCCTCCTACAAGTTCTAAATTTTTTATATCACCCTAGGCCATTTGGTTTAGAAACATCACCGGGGGGTGTTTCCAAATCAGCACCAACTGATGGTGGCGCTAAATCGTCAGGGGGGTGGGGGGTCAATTTTGATGGGGATTGTTTGAGTGGAATAGTATGTATGTGTGTATGGGACTCCTCAAGCCCATTCGGGGTGGTGGGGGTCTCG